GCCGTCTTAATCAGTTCGTCAAGTTGTTTGCCGGCCGCTTTCGCGCTGGGGACGAGCATGACGGCCGCACGTGCCATCTCCTCGAACGCGAACGGTGTCCGAGCGGCTTCGTCTCGGATGGCAGCGAAAATTCTTGCCGCCTCCTCGCCACTCCCCGTGAACGCCTGGAGTTGCGCGCGCACCATCTCGTATGAGGCGTTTGTAGCGAACAGCGAACGGCTCAGTCCTGAGACAGCATTGACCAGGGACTGGACACCCATCGCAGCGAGACCGAGTTGACTGAACCCCCGTACCACGGTGCTGATTGCGCTCGAGACACTGTCGAGAAGCCGACCCATCCCGGACACGCGCTTGACGCCCTCTTGGACCGAACGGAGCCCCTTTTCGGCCCCCGCAACGTCGGCCCCGATCGTGACCTGGAGTTCGGCAACGTTCACCGGCATCTCACTGAACCCTCTTTCGCGCTTTCTTCACCGCTCGCTCTTCGAGCTCGCGGTCGAGTTGCTCGCAGAAAAGCGCCCACTCGATCCATTTCCCCTCTTCCCGTTCGAGCTCCCAGGGAGCGACGTTGAGATACCGTGCCGCGCGGATGAGCACATACTCGGGTGCCAACCGCCCAGTCGCCCCTTTCGACAGTACCCACGCGCGGCACGCCCTCATTCCCCCTCGTGCACGCCTCCCTGGATCGCGTTTGCGATGCGCGCGATCCAGTCGACCGGCAGACGCAGGAGCGTCTCCCGAGAGACGGGCAGTACGTTCCCGTTGCCATCGACGATGTCCCACTCTACGACGCGACTCACGATCAGGTCGATAAGCGCGTTGAAAGCTTGCGCTGGTTGCTCGTCCGACTGCTGGGCCAGGGCCAGTGCTCGGGCTACTTCTGCGCCGACCGGCGGGCGGTAGCGGAGCGTCAGCGTCCCCGCGGCACCGAAATCGAGCGTCGTTTCGCGAACCGGTAGTTCACCGAGAACGATAGGCATACGGCCCCCTTTCAGAGTGTGGCGAGGGTCGTCACGAGTTCGATCTGCGCGAACCCGCCCAGCGCGCCATCTTCGACGATCGCGCCGGAGAACTCGAATGTCCAGATGCCCTCATCGTCTCCAGCAAGCTCACTGACCTCCGACCACCGAACCGGGACGGTGATGGTCAGCGCATGCCGTACCGTTGTCGAGCCTGCCGAGTAGATGACTGGCCCTTGCGCGGTGACGCGCACGTAAACGAGTTGCCCCGCGTCGTATTCCGAGAACCGAGCACGACCCTCCGCATCAGCAGCGAGGGTGAGCGAGAACTCGGTATCATCTGCAGTCGGCACGAGCGCGACCGAATTTGCACCAAGGAAGGGTACTGCCTGGACGAGCTCGCCGAACGACAACGACACTTCGCGGACCCGGCCGAGTGGCGTAGCACCACCGAGCCCAGACACTGTCGTCGCAGTACGGACATACACGAACCGCGGATCGATCACGGCCCGGGCCAGGCGAGTCGGGTTACTCGTCATCGACGTGTCAACCACCATGGTACGTCCCAGCACAGTACCTGAAACCGTGGCCTCGCTGGTCGAGATCGAGATCTGGAGACCTGTGACCTGGCAACCAGCGGCGCGCACACAGGTGACGCTGCTCTGTCCGACCTCGAGCGTGAGGGTCTTCGGGTTCGGCACGGCATTTCCTGACACCGTCCACTGGTACCGGTACGCACCCGTCCCGGTCGAGCCGTCCATGATCTGCGTGCCGGTCACTTGGCCGAACGCGGCGCTCAGGACATACAGCATGTCGGTGGTCGATATCGGCCCCTCCAGGTCGCCGCTGAACCACCGATACCCTCTTGTCACATCGACAGGTACGAGCGTGCCGAGTTGCCGCGCTATGTCGTAGCCCGTCCGCTCCTCACCGGGCGAGACCGAGAGGAGCGAGAACAGTTTGTTGGCGGCAACCGGTGTGCCAGCCGTTGTCTCCACCCCGAACTGCGTGACCCTGAGGGCGCTTGCTGGAGTGCTCATCGTTCACCTCCCATCGTTACGGTTTAACGAGCAAGAGCTCATGCTCTGCGGTATCGATTCGTTCGACCATGCCATCTCCTAAACGGGCATCTACTCGTTGTGCGGTCTTCCGGATAGCCACGAACTGTCCTGCCGCCCCCGACGCGAGTGACGAGAGGACGGCGTCGATGCGTTCCCGGATCTGGCTCATGCGTTCGAGATCGGCGTCAACGACACGCGTGACGACCACCGCTCTTTCGATGGGCTCGCCGTTCCCGAGGAACCGCACCGCGGATACTTGGGCTAACTCTACGACGACGAACGGATACCTCGCCGACTCGGGTGCCGCGTCGGCATAGACGCCGGACACGAGCCCTGCTAGCCCGGGATCGTTGAGTAGCGCCTGCCGAACATCGGCGTACAACTCGAGCGTGGTCATTGTGCCGCCCCCCGAATGGCCCTCATGACGTTCGTGCGTATCTGCTCGAAGAGTTCCTCAGCCTCTGGTTTGAGAAACGGTCGCGCCGCCATGCGACTCGTGCCCTTGAAAACCAGGTAGGCATAGATCGTTGCCGCCTGTACGGCGTATTTCAGATCGCTCAACCGAAATGTCCGGATCGAGTTCACCAACGTACCGGTATCGATCGCCGGTGCCTCACCCGGTGCCGAGGCGATATGGACGACTGAGCCCCTGCGGTACTGGCGCCCGTGTTTCGGTGCGGCCATATTCTCCTTCGTCCGGCGCTCGATAGCAAACGCGCCCCGCTCTAGCGCTTCGGACACGGCCGGGGCGAACTCAGCCCTGATTTTCGGCAACCGGTTGAACTTGATCTCGATCCGGCTCATCGTCTTTCTCCCGCATCGTGGTGAGTACGCGAGTCACGCGGTCAGGGATGGGCACGCCGAGCAACGCGGCCAACTCAACGATCGAGACCAGTTCGGCGACAACGAAGAAGACGGCAGCGTAATTAGCAGCGTCGAACTGTAAGACTGGTTCGGCCGCCGCGAGAGCGCCGAGGAGTAGCAGCGTCGCCATCTTTTTGGCCAAGCCCTTCCAGAGGGCATTCGACGAGACCGACCTCTGCGTGATAGCCGCGATAAAACCTAGCGCGACGTCGATGCCCATGAGCACGAGCAAGATCTGAACAGGGTGGGGCAAGCTCATGATCAACGCACCCAACAATCCCACAGCACTCATGCAATAGGCCCAGAACTTCCCGTTCATTCCATGGCCTCCGCGACCACTTTCAGGACGATCCCCAGACTGACCGGTTCCGTGACCGAGGTGACGCGGAACTGCCGCCCGCCTATGGCCACGATGTCCCCTACCCGGACATCGGTGTCGCGCGGGAAAACGAGTGTCACGTCCCCCGCCAGGCGGATCCGCTCGGGAGTCTGGTCGTATCGCGTTTCCGCGGGCGCGACGCGACATGGGACGTCGGCCGCGACCGTGGTATACGCGTGGCGGGCCACACCATACCGGTCGATCGTTTCGGTAGGGCGGGACACGGTCGCCCGCTCGACCAGAAACCGCAAAGCATCGCGTTCGAGAAGCCGCCGTTCTTGCAACCCGAGCATCAGGCCTCCAGTTCGATATCTGATCGGTAGGTCACGGCCGACACGGGCCGCGCAAGCCGCCGGTAAGACTGGGCCAGCGCCATCAGGCGGTCACCGACCTGCGACCGACGCAACGTTTGGCCGTCGACCGTGACATCGTATGCCCACTTTTCGCGGGCCGCCCATACTTCGAGCACGTCGGCGGCGGCCGCGTACAGGTCGTAGGTGTGCCCGGTGACGAAGACCGGGCCCGCGGTTTCCGCGACCAACTCCCAGACGCCCACTAACGCATCTTCGGCAGAGACCTCACCCCCGATCACCCGGGCACCCTCTTCCCAAAACTGCTGCCGGGCGCGCCACAACTTCGTGGGCGGCGCCTCAGCCGGCACTAGCGGCGCGTGCACGACGAAGACACGGTAGGTGTCGAGGAACTGCTCGAGTTCATCGTCACTGAACAGGCGCTCGTTCTCCGGCCCGTCGTCGCCGACCAGCCGCCTCAGTTGTCTGACGAGCGATCGCATTGTCGGCCGCATCGCGCGCCTCCATCGCCTCGGGCGTGGGTGCGGGCGCGGGTGGGGCAATCTCGATGCACCCGTTCACCCGTGCCAGTTCCGCCCACGTTCCCTCAGCCTCGAATTCCTGCCCGCTAACTGGGTGCCGGAACCAAGGCATCACTCACCTCACGCGTAGCTACCCGGGTTGAACGTGCCCAGCGCTAAGAACTGGCCGCGCGGGAGCTTCGCGCCGTACACGTACAACGCCTTCACGCCGGTCGCGAAGTCGTTCTGGAGACGCATGGTCTCGACCTTTTCGATAGCACTGGCGAACGTGATCATCGGGTCGCCAGCGATGATCTTGAACTTTTGGCCGCCCGTGTTCGGCACGTTCGGCGAGACATAAATCTGCATCCCTTCGAACGTCCCAATGAACCCGGGCCGCACGATGCCCTGCTGGACAGTCTGGTCGCCGAGTTGTGTAGCCCGGCCGCCCAGTTCGAGTTGGAGCATGGTCGCGAACCAGGTCGGCACAACCACGCGCGGGTTCGTCATCGGCGCGCGCGCGTTCACCAGAATCTCGCGCAAGCGCACGAGTGCAGTCGTGGGCCGCACCTCGCCCGCCCCGAGTCCGACCGTGATCGGGGTGGTGTCGGTGCCGTACTGGTTCGTGCTCGCAATCTCGACGAACTTCGAAGCCACGTACTGGTCAATCGCGTCGCCGATCGCGACCGCCATCCGCTGGCTTGCCTGCTCGATCAAATTCAGGACGGAGAACTGCGCCCGGACGTCGGGCACTTTCACCAAGATCTTCTTTTGTTGGTCGATCTGGATCGTGACCTCGTTGTCCGAGAGCAATTGCCAGTCGCTGTCCGACCAGCCACCGGTGTAGTCACTGACGGAGACGTCACTCACCCAGAACGCCTTGACGGTGCCACCGGCACGTACTTCGCCTTCGTAGTTGCGGTTGGTCAAGGCGGCGACGTAGACGTACGTCTTGTCCAGGTTCGCGATGAGTCGCGCGCTCCAGATGGTCGGTTCGCTCAAGAGCGGTGTCCCCGGACCAGCCATCGTTCACCCCCTCAATGACCTAACTTTGTTGCGTTGCCCGCAGAGCCGCCTCGAACGCCTGGTTGATTGCCCGGATGTCGCCGGATTTCAGTGCATCCTCGAGCGAGATCGTCGTGCGGCTCGGGTTCGTCACCGACGCGGCCTGGCCTGCGAGATAGGGCCGCTTCCGCACGAGTTCGCGTAACAACTTCTCGATGTTCGTGGGCCGGCCCGACTCGTCGTACTCGACCTCGGAAAGATCCAGCAGCCGGTACGCCGCGTCGGGGTCGATGATTCCCAGTTCACGTGCGCGGAGCATCGTCTCGTACCGCAGTGTGTGTTCACGGAGCGCGAGTTCTCGTTGTGTGAGCTCCCTCTCCAGCTCCGAAAGCCGCGTCCGCATGCGCTCAGTCTCGGAGAGTTTTTCTTCGTCGCGCTTTCTCAACTCTCGCTCAAGTTCCCGCAACTTCCGGCGGTATTCCGCGGCCTCTGCGCGCAACTTCCGGACATACGCCGCGTCATACCGTTCCTCCTCCGCCTCCTGGGCGGGCTGAACGTCAGCCTCCGCGGCGAAAGGCTGTTCGTTTGCGACCTCCTGGGTCACCTCGGCGTTGGGCTCCAGGCCCACCTTTTCGTCCACCATCCATCAGCCTCCTGCGATTCTCTTCAGCGATTCCGGTGGTTCCATCTCGAGCTCGCGGTAGAGTTGCAACAATTTTCTAGCGGCGCGGCGCTTTTCCTCCGGCGGGGCGTCCACTCCGCCCCTGGCCCCTGCGAGTGCCGCCGCGGCCGCAATCACCGCGTTTCGGTTGAGTGCCCTTCCCATGCTTCGCGGTTCGTAGACGGGTAGTTTGCATTTGGCTTTCACCCAGTCCTCTCGCGGCCCCTCATTGAGATTGATTAGGCAGGCCTCGCAATAGTCCACTGCATCCTCATAGTCTCCGGGCTTATCGATGTCCGACCATGGCCGCTCCGAGATCTTCACCACGCCACACCCCCTACATAGACGGCAGCCCATCACCGGAACCGGTCGTCAGGCACCGGCGACGGGCCGCCGTCGCGCAGATCGGGCTGTACACTCCTATTTTAACTGCGTGTTTTGCGTTCGTCCAGTGTCCACAGCAGCAAATAGAGCGGTTCACACGCGGCTACCACCTGCCAATCATCGGGGTGCCTGTCCAAATAACGCTTTGCGGCCGCCAGGGCCCGTTCGATCGTCTCGACACTCGCGATCGTTAGCGCTCGGCAGATGAGTTCCAGAACCTGATCGCGCTCGCTCATGTAGCCCTCCCAGCACGTTGGTCGATCGTGAAAACATGGAACGTGATCCGGTCTTGGAGACGTTCCAGGTC